AGCGAGCGGGCGGCGAAGTCGAGCCGGTCGCCCTGCCAGGCCTCCTGCTCGAGGGTGAGGATGCTGGCGAATTCGCTCTTGGCGCGGCCCAAACCCTCCCGGATGCGGCGCAATGCCTCATCTTTCGACAGCGAATGCGGAATGACGACCACCAGGGGCTCGGACATGCTTTCTCCTTCCGGCCTATGTGGGAAGAATATGGAACAATGTCGAGACGACGGGCGTTCCTCGCCCGTGAAATCCGCTGAGTTCCGTTGGACCTTGCCGGCCGTCGCTTTGGCGCTGACGCCGAGCCTCGCGCATGCGCTCGACCTCAATTCATTCCGCGCCCAGCACGGCAAGCCGGCGCTCTCCTATTCCCCGGCGCTCGCGGCAGTCGCGCAAAGTCAGGCCTACGGCATGGCGGGCCGCGGCATCGTGAACGTGTCCGTGGTGGTGGCGCGTGTGATGTCCTGCCGCACGTAGGACCGCACGACGCTGGATGCCTGGTCGAGCAGGGCCTGGACCTGCAGCTCCTGCTCCGGGGTGAAGGTGCGCCCCAGGAGGGTGGCGAGGTCGGTCACCGTCGCCAGCGGGGGAAGTACAGCCACGGTGACCTCCCCTCGTCAGCGCGCGCGGGCGTCGTCGTCGAGCTTCTGCCGCACCTCGCGCGCGTACTCCGGGTCGGTCTCGGGCGTGGGAGCACCTGAGGTGACGCCCTTGAGGGTGTAGTTCTCGTTGGGCGTCGGGTCGACCGCGGTGCCGAAGTAGCCCTGATCCTCGGCTTCGTCGGTCGCCTTCTGGATCTCCTGGGCGACGCCGTCGTCCGGGGTTTCCTGGGTCGTCTTGGTCTGCCTGCTGCTGCTCTTGGACTCGGCCACGGCCGATACCTCCCATGACAATGCCCCGACACCCGGGCGGTGTCAGGGCGGCGTGTGCGGGTTCGGTCAGGCGCCGACGGTCTTCAAGACGCCGACCGGGTAGCGGGACGCCTCGGTGGGCTGGTCGTTGTTGAGGGTGTTGGCGACCTGCCAGCCCACCCGGAAGGTGAGGCGGATCGCGGTCATGTCCTGCTGCGGCAGGTTGTAGACGATCGCCCCGGTGTTGTCGGTGATGACGGCCTGGTCCAGCACCTTCATCGTGATGTCCTGGCGGACGCCGACGATGAACTGGTTCCAGTCGCCGCCGAACAGACGCACCCCGTCCACACCGACCCCGCCGGCCAGCGGCCACAGGCCGCGCATCGGGTACATGATGGGGAAGCCGTCGAGGGTGTTGAGGTCCCCGGAAACCCGGCCGGTGTCCAGCTTGCGGCCCTGCGAGTCACGGGCGGCCCGCAGCTTCGCCTTGGCGGACGTCGCGGCAAGGAAGCCGGTGACGTCGAAGCCGTCCTCTTCCACGACGCCGTACAGCTTGTCGATGTCACCGAAGAAGCCACCGCCGGTCGCGGCAGTCCCCTCGTTCACCGAGTTCCCGGCTGCGGTCGCCGCGGCGAGAATGTTCGTGGGGAACGAGGCGGGAGCGTTGGTGCCGAAGAACACCGCGGTGTCCAGGACCCGCCCGAACGCCTCGACGAGCAGCGGCATCGCCGTGTCCCAGATGTTGGCGTCGACGTCGGCCAGGACGTTATCCGGCACCGGCATGATCGTCGCGATCTCTTCGATGTTGAGGTACTTGTTCGTCCAGTTGACCTCGGTGGTCTGCTTCAGGCCCGTGTCGCCGGTCACCCAGTACGCCATCGGCAGCGCAGAGAGCACGGGGAAGCGCACCTGTCCAGCCTGCACCGGTACCTTCCGGAACAGCTGGAGCACCGCGGACTGCTCGGTCGCCTTGCCGAGCATCTCATTGGAGACCTCTTCAGGGATGAGCGCCTGCGCGTCGGTCCGCGAGGTCAGGTTGTTGTAGGCCATGGTCCGGCCTCCTCCTTCAGAGATACCGGCCGGACCGTGCCGTGCCGGGGATCAGTCAGCCCCGACCGGCGGTCTGCCGGATCAGGTCGTTCATCGAAGCGGGGCGGGCGGGCTGCCGCACCCCACCGTCGTAGCTGGGCGTCTGTCGCTGCTGCTGCGCGTTGAGGAGCGACAGGAGCTCGTCCGCGTCCGCGGCCATCTCCTCCGGTGTCGCCCCACGCAACCGGGACGCCAGTTCCGCGGGCAGCTTCTTGTCGGCCGCGACCCGGTATCGCGTCAGCTCCGCCTGCGCGTCCGCCGCCTGCTGCTCTGCGGCAGCAGCCCGCTCGGCGAGCTTCTGCGCCTCGGTCTTGTCGCGGTCCTCGTACTCCTTGAGCTTCAGGCGCAGACTCTCGGCCTCCTTGTTGGCCTTGGTCAGGGCCCGCTTCACCTCCGGAGGAACCTCCGGTTCGCGCTTCGCGGGCGCCCCTTCGCCTGCAGCGGTCTCCTGCTCGCCCGACCCTGTGGACTCGCCCCTCTCGGGCGTCTCCTCGGCCTGGGTGGTGGTGTTTTCGTCAGCCATCGCGGCCGACTCCTTCCAATCGCCCCGCCCTCGCGGCGGGGACACTCAAGGCCCGGCTAGACGATGTAGCCGTAGCGGCGCAGCAGCTCCAGCTGCTCAGCGCGTCCAGACGCCCGCCGAAAGATCGCCTCCGGTGTGAGGCGCGGCGCCGTCGATCGGGCGTACCGCTGGCCCGGATAGCGGGCGAATCCGCCGCCAGCGCGCCGCATCTGCCGCCCGTACAAGCCGCGGCGTGTGATGCCCTCGCTCGTTGTCCCGGCGCCCGAGTGAGACATGCCGCGACGGGCGTTCACGACCTGCCCCACGTCAGCACCCGACCGGATCGCGTCCGCTCCGGCCACCGTGAACACCCGCCGCTGCTCCCGCGGCGACATGCGGTCGAACAGCTTCTGCGGGGACGGCACGTTCGGCCACTCGCGCTCGCGCAGCGGCAGCGTCTGGCAGTCACAGTTCGGATGCCGCAGGAAGCCCTCGCTGTAGCGGTACATCTGCCCCGCGAGCACGATGCAGCGCGCGCACGCGGGGAGTTGCACAACCCTCACGTAGGCCACGCAATTCCGGTTGGCCGCCATGCCCACCTGGTCCGCAGAGCGTGCCGCGTCCGCGATCGCCGTGGAGGCGTAGCGGGCCATGTCGGCGAGCCCGCCGAGCATCGCCTCCTCGGGCAGCATCCCGGCCGCCAGACGGCGGCGCACACCGATCGCCGGCAGGAACAGCAGCGTCTCCAGCGGCCCACCGTCCGGCGCAATCCCGGCGAACGCGGCAGCGACCAGCGTCGCCTCCGCCAAAGCGGTACCGCCCTGGGCGGCCATCTGCGCGGCGATGTACGCCTGCGCCGCGTCCGCCACCGACAACTGCCCCTCGGCCACGGCCGCCACGATCGCCGCGCCGGCGGCCCCCTCAAGGTCGTCCTCGACCGTGGCCGGTGACATACCCTTCCAGAGATCCTGCACCTGCTGCACCACCGCGCGGATCACCGACGTCACCTGCGTGTAGCGGGTGCGGCCGAGCTCAGTCGGCGTCGCCATCGGTTTCCGCCGCGTCCGTGGACGGCTTCGGCCCGAACAGGCCCGCTGGGTCACCGCCCATCACCCGGGCCGCCGCACTCTCCCGGAGCTGCTGCCACTGGGCGATCTCCGTCTGTGATGCGCCCCAGCGCTCCCACAGCGCCTCGTGCGGCACGCCCAAGGTGCTCATCTTCACCAGCGCGTCGACGAGCTCGCCCTCGGTTCGGAACTCCGGGTTGTGCCAGATCACCTCGATGCTCGACAAGTCCCGGGCGTCGCCCGCCGCTTGCAGATAGAGCCGCACAACCTCCTCCAGGCCCTCGCCGAGCGGCCGGCACCGTTGCCGCACCTTCGCCACCAGGCCAGACTCTGTGGCCTTCAGCGTTTCGCCGTTGACGTTGCTGAGCTTGCCGAGCAGGTACTGCGCGGGGGTGCGCGTGCGCGCGGCCATGTGCTGCACGTCCGCCTCGATGGAGGCCAAGTAGGGCCCCAGGTCAGTCGCCGAGAACTCGCCAACCTTGACGTTCTCGTCCTCGATCACCCATAGACGGTCCACCGCGGCCTTGAACGGCTCGATCGGCTGCCCTGACTCATCGACCGGCACCTCGTAGCCGGTCATCCACCGCTGTCGGAACGCGGAGAACTCTTGAGCCATCATCCGGTCGATGAGGGTCTTGTTGATGCGGTCCTGGACGTCAAGAACGTCCTCGATCTCGCTGTGCGCCTCGCCGAGAAGATCGGGGCGATTCACGATCTCCACCAGGGGCACGACACCCATCGGGTTCGGCGCCGGCCACGGCTCCCCGGCAACCTCACGCCGCTCCCAAGAGGGCTTCGCCACCCCCTGCGGCGGCTTCGGCGCCTGGAACTTGTACAGGCCGTCCGGCAGGTAGAGGGTGGCCATCAACCGGCCCGTCCAGTCGTCCATCCATGTCTTCAGGCCCGCCGCACGCCGCCTCCGGCTGCCCGGCTGGTAGGCGACGATGGCCTGCGTGGCGTCCTCAGCCGTGATGATCGGCGTCCTGGCGTCGTCCGGGTTGGGGGCGACCAGCGCGAACGCCCTGCCGACCTTCACCGCCTCCGTAATCAGCAGGTCGGAGTCCGCATCCATCGACGACGCCTGCCAGATCCGCCACGCCTCCTCGTCGCCGACGTCCTCGTCACCGAAGCGGAAGCCGTCCACCTGGATGCGCTCCGCTGTAGCGTCCACCACGAGGCCCGCGTAGTTCGACCGCGACTGCTTCAGCAGCCGCTGAAACGCCGAACGGGCCTTCTCCTGGATCATCGGCAGCGGGTGGTCGCCCGAGTAGTACTGGCGCATCGTGTCGGCGTACTTGCACCGCTCCTGCAGCTGCGTCCACAACCGCTCCAGCCACCAGTCCGGCGACTCGGGCTCCAGCTTCTGCGACAGGGCCACCAGGCACCTCCCGTCAGAATCCGACCGCCACCCGAGACTTCGCCTTCGGCCTGCGCAGGTAGCCGTCCAGGCCCATTACTGTTCCCGCGATCCCGTCGATGCGGGCCTGCGACTTCTTCCGGTCCGGCTTCGTCGGCCGGTAGTTGTCGTTGCCGTCCGCGATCGTCTCCACGCAGCCAGCCATCCACCTGAGGATCGGATGCCCGCCGTGCAGGAACCGCTGCTCCAGCAGCAGCCGGTCCAACTCCTTGCAGGCCGGCGACAAGCCGAGGAAGGTCTGGCTGATCGGGGTGACCTTCACGCCCCGCTTCGTCTCGCGGTCCACGTTCTGCACCAACTGCCCGGCAAACATGCGGTCGTAGCCGATCCACTGCACGTCGAAGTGCTTGCAGTCCGCCAGGACCTGCTTCTCGATCGTGTCGTAGTCGATCGCGTCGCCCTCGGTCAGCTTCAGGAAGCCCTC